CGCCAATTATGTTATTTGAAGCGCCAACTACTTATGGAAAAGTTAGTTTGTACATTTCAAACGAAGGTGGAAGCAAAGCATATTTAGGTGACGCAACTGTAACTACAACAGGCGATACAGAAGGTTTTAACTTGAATAATGGAACAGTATTAAGTATGGAACTAAACGGCGGAGAACAAATTTGGTGCATATCCGCGTCATCTTCAAAACTATGTTTGCTTTGGACTTTGTAAAATGCCATATCACATTGGAAGTAAGAACTCACACGACTGTTCGGGATTCCCTGTCGTGAATAGCGATAGCGGCAAAGTAATGGGTTGCCACGATACGCGCGAGAAGGCTCAAAAACAATTAGCCGCACTTCAGATAAATGTTGAAGATGTAAATAAGGCTGAAGGATTTACGCCACCACAAGGCGTAAGAAATAATGCTAAACGCGGTTTGGAATTACGCCGTGAATTCAATCGCGGTGGAACTGCTGTAGGTGTAGCGCGTGCAAGAAGTTTGTCTAATGGTCAAAGTATTCCTTTGGAAACCATTAGGCGTATGGTATCTTATTTTGCACGTCACGAAGTTGATAAGAAAGGGAAGGATTGGGGTAATGCCTCAAACCCTTCTGCTGGATATATTGCTTGGTTGCTATGGGGCGGTGACGCTGGAAAAACTTGGGCGGATAGTATTTCAGAGAGAGAAAAGAAAAAGGATAAATCTATGGCACTTGATATGACTAGCGCGTTTGCAGAAATCATCAAGCAAGAAAAACTTGAAGACGGAACGCTTATGGTTTATGGCAAAGCAACAGACGATTCTGTTGATATTGACCAGCAAATTTGTGACGCAGGTTGGCTTGGTAAGGCTATGCCTGAGTGGTTTAAGACAGGCGGAAATATCCGCGAGCAACATTCTAATATTGCCGCAGGTGTCGCAAAAGAACTTGATACAAAAGAAGATGGACATTACATCTCTGCGCTAGTAGTTGACCCTGTATCAGTTAAGAAAGTTGAAACAGGAGTACTCAAAGGATTCTCTATTGGTATCCGCGCGCCACGTATCGTTCGTGATAACAAAGCCGCAAACGGAAGAATTATTGACGGACAAATTGTAGAAATTTCATTAGTAGATAGACCAGCAAATCCAAACGCTAAGTTAATGCTGGCGAAGTCTGTTGATGGAGAGCCTGAACTGGTACAAGTTGAGGAACTAATCGAATCTGAAACCACCAAAGGAAACAATATGGAAGATAAAGAAACCGATAAGGCGGTTGCAGAGAAGCCGTCAAAAGATGAACTACTTGAACGCTATGCCGCAGCAAAAGAACAATTTGAAAAAGCGATTGCTGAATGCAAAGAGGCTGGCGTTGAAATCGAAATTGATTCTGAAGAAGAAGAAGAAGAAAAGCGCGCCTATGGCGAATCTGCTGAGGAAGAATCCGAAGAAGGTTCTGAGGCTGGTGCGGCTGAAGAAGAAGTTGAAGAAGCCGAAGGTAAAAAGCCAATCAAGAAATCTGAAAAGTGCTTAGAGTGCGGTTGCCACGACCCAGCAAATTCTCACGGGTCTGATGATGTTACAACTGCCGAAATGGTTTCTCCAACAGAAACACCAAAGTCACTAGACACAGTTATCCCACGTATTGACGTTGACGGAAATGATGTCGCAGATGACGGAACAGAAGAAGATTCTGATGTTGAATCAGATGTTGTTATTGATGAGAAGTCAATTACTGCTATCATTAACAAAGCCGTAAAGAGTGCAACAGATTCAGTAACTAATGAGATTAACTCATATAAAGATGAGATTAGTAAGTTACAGGGCGAGTTGGCTGAGGCTAAAAACAAAGCAGTAGCAGGTGGACCAAAGCGTAGTGTATTGAAATCTACCGACAAAGATACGGCTGAGGCTTCTGAAGCCGCACGTTTGGCTGTCGTGTATCGCTCGAAGTCTGCTTCTGCAACAGACCCGCTATTGGCTCGCGGTTACAAAGAATTGGCTCAAGAATTTGAAGCCAAAGCCAATCCAACAATCAACTAAAAAACATTCTTTACGAAAGGAACACAATGTCATTGTCAGCCCCTAAAGCGACAGACTTGTTCGGAGATGTTTCTGCGAAAGACGCGGCACTCCGTAATGAAGAGTTCAAGTCAGAACTCAACAAGTCAATGGGCAATGCTGTTACTGACCCTTCTGCTGTTATGGCAATCAAGTCAGGTAACGCTACATTTGCTCAGGCTTCAGGCGACCCAGTAGCGGTTCTTGAAGCGGCAGTAACAAACAAGTCTTTGGCTCCTGAAGCACTAGGCGCACTAAACAACGCGCTTGCTTCACAGCGTCTTGCTATGCAGGATATTCAGAAAGACATCACACTAACATCTCCACTCTCAACTTCTTTTGCGGCGTTCGACTTGGAAGCACCTTCAAAGTTGCTTACACCACGTCCAACTCCACTACGTAACAAGTTCCCACGCAAGAAGGGTGTCGGTACTTCACACCGCGTCAAGCGTATTCTTGGATACACCGGTACAGGTACAGGTGGCGTAGGAAACGTATGGCCTGGCATTACAGAATCTACAACTACCGCTTTTGGTTCAATCAACTATGAGCGTGGTCCAAAGATTTCTTATGCAGCAGACGACCTAGTACTGCCATACAACTCATACTCTCTATCTGACAGCGTTTCATTTGACGCTAACTTCTCAGGTATGGGATATCAGGACTTGCGCCAACTATCATCAACATCAACACTTTACGCAACAATGTTGATGGAAGAGCGTATGCTTCTTATGGCACGTGGTACAGCGTCAGGTTACTCAGGCGCGCTATCTGCTCCAACCTTCGCACTTGCTTCACCTGTTGCTGGCGCTGGTCAAACAGCACTCGCCGCAACAACTTATTATGTAAACGTAACCGCAGACGCAGGTATCTCAGGTTCAGGATTCGGTGAATCTATCCTTGGTACAGAAGCAAACACAGTAGTGGCTTCAGGTGACGTTCTAACAGTTACAGTATCTACTCCTGTCGCTGGCGCACTTGGTTACAACATCTATGTTGGAACTGCTACAGGCGCGGCAAACTTGAAGTATCAGGGAACTCTAAAGGGAACTGGTACCTTCACAATTCAGGGCGCAGGTACAACTGGTCTAACTGGTAATAACGCTGCATTCACTACTACAGGTGCGGCAGCAACTCGCGCTTCAGCAGATACATCTGCATACGCAACTGGTTATGACGGAATTCTTCCAACAGTTCTCGGTTCTAACTCAGGTTACAACAACGCTATCAACAGCACATTCTCAACCAGCAACCCTGGCAACGAATATCAGGTTGTTTTCTATAACCTATACAACAACGTTAAGGCTGACCCAGATGAAATCTTCATCAACGGCGCAGACCGCAAGCAGTTGTCTGACGCAATCAAGAACGGCTCAACAGCAAACTATCGTCTAAACCTCACTCAGACAGAGCGTGGCGATTACGTAGGTGGCGCAACTATCGGTTCGCTATACAACGAAATCACAGGCAAGTTAGTTGATATCACTGTTCACCCTTGGTTGCCACAAGGCGTAAGCCCTGTAGTTTCTTACACACTTCCAATTCCTGATACTGAGGTATCTGATGTATGGTCTAACTTTATGGTTCAGGACTATATGGGAATTCAGTGGCCAGTAACTCAGTTTGCTTATGAGTTCTCAACATACTTCCGTGGAACATTCTTCTGCACCGCTCCTGCTTGGAACGGCGCAGTTTCAGGAATCGTTGGCGCGTAGTTAGTTATCTGTAGGGTGGCGCGTCAAATAGTGGGCGCGCCACTTATACAGGGAAGGGATTGGAAATGTCTAGGTTAGTTGGACCAACAGGAGTACGTGGCGTTGATGTAACAACAGAACGCGGAACACGTAAATACAACACAAACAAAAAAGGCGTTATTGAAGTAGAGAACAAAAATCACGCTAAGCAAATGAAGGCTGAAGGTTTTTTTGAGGCTTCGCTAATGGGTGCGACAACCAATAGCGAGAATATTGGATTTAATTGTACGGCTTGCGGATTTGGTTCTTGGTTTAAGAAATGCTCACGTTGCGGTCACGAAAATGAACGCATTATGAAAGACGGTGACTAATGGCTACAGGGATTACAAGCATTACGCCTTTTAATGAATATCCATATTTAACAGTTGCGGAATTCAAGAACGCGCCTACATCTTTGGATATTGATAACTTAGTAGTTGGCGGAAACGCTCAGGCGCAAGACGCTGAACTTGCTCGCGTAATCCTTCGTGCTTCTTCTTTTCTTGATGAGTATTTGAATCAAAATCTATCGGCGCAAAGTTATACCGAAACTCAACGCACACGTTTTACACCGCAAGGCTTTATTGGATTACACCCAAATAACAGCCCTGTCTTAGCGTTAGAAAGTTTCCAATATGGCGCAGACCCAAACAATCTTGTAACGCTACCTGATTGTTCAAAGGTTTGGTTTGAAAGTCAGTTAATTACTATTCCTGTATCACAACTTTCAACTACTTACTCTAGTGCTGGACCATTATCTTTTGGTGGCGCAGGTAGTAACGCAAATCAAATCTTTACTAAATACACCTACACGGCTGGATATGTAAATAACGCAATCGCTACCGCTACGCAAGGCGCGACTTCTATGACAGTTGCAAACGCGGCAGGAATCTTGCCTAATGGCGTTTATAGAATCTATGACGGCGCAAGTAGCGAACAAGTAACAGTTGCTAGTAACTACGTATTTGGTTCAACTACAGTTCCACTTACAAGCGCGTTGCTTTATACACACGCCGCAGGAGTTACATTTGGTAATCTTCCAAACGCTATCAAGGAAGCAACCATTTTGGTTACTACTGCTTTCTTGCGCGCTCGCGGTGATACTTCTTTGACTATGAGCATTACAACATTTCCTCAGAATAACGTTGAAGGCAATCAGCGTTACGGAAATGAAATTGCTCTTGCGTTACAAATGGTTAATCTTTACAGAAGAGTGCGCTAATGGCAGGACGTACAGGCGTACGCGCTACGTTATACACATTCTTAACTACACCTCAAATTACAAACCTCAATCAAGTTTTTACGTCTTTTCCAAAGCGTATTAACTTTCAGGTTGGCGCACAGGCAGGGCAAATGTCACGCGCCGCAGTTGTTATATTTATTCAATCTGAAAACGAAACACGTTTGGCTATCGGCGGTGCGACTAACGGCTGGAAGCGTGTTGATTACTCTGTAATTCTTCAGGTATATATGCTAAGTCAGCATAGAAACACTGAAGATGTAATGACGGACTTTGATACACTTATTGATAACATTAAGACAAGGTTACGTTCCAACCACAACTTCGGTGACAGCACAGGCACCTTGGTTTGGCAAGGAGCAGAGCCTATAATTAATGGGTCATACGGTGAGCCAGCAACTAACCAAGAAGGTGCAACGGAAATATTTGCTGAATTACAGTTTGACGTTACCGAAATGATACAAGCATAGGAGCAACTATGAAGTATAAATATACAGGAACAGATGAGCGAGTGTTTCCTTCGCTTGGTATCGTGGTGAAGCCAAACGAAGAATTTGAAGCACCCGAAAACTTTCACGCGGCTGATGTAATTTCAGTTGGCAGTTCCAAACCATTTGTAAAACCAGCAATATCAACATCGTCTGCCGCGTCAGACACGAAAGTAGGAGAGTGAATAAATGGCAGTACAAAGTTCCGTACGTTCCTATGTAGGAATCGCCAAAGAAGTTACTAAAGGAACAGCAGTAGCCGCAACAGATTTTATTCCTGTCGCCAAAGATTCATTGAAAACAGAAAACGTCATTGACGCTTTGTACGATACAGGACTACGTGGCTCTAACGTTGTAAATTACAACTATATTCAAGGGCGCACACGTTCAACATTTGATTTCGGTGGTGCAGTATTCGCCGATACAGTTGGATATGCGCTTGCAGGACTTATGGGTTCAGTAGCAACCACAGGTGCTTCTGCTCCATATACACACACAATTTCGCTAAAGAACTCTGCCGCAGTAGCCGCAGACGACCAGCCAATTTCATATACTCTTACCGATTTCTATGCGGCAAACGTACGTGAATACCCAGGCTGTCAGTTCAGCGATTTCTCGCTAAAGTTCAACGCTGACGGAATGTTGGAATTTGATACAAAGACAACAGGCTGGTTAAGCGCGACCACTACAGCACCAACACCTTCTTTCTCTACTGTACTGCCTACTCCTGTTTGGCAAGGTACTGTTTCTATTGGCGGTTCATCTGTAGCAACCGCTATGGAAGGAAGTATTGAACTAAAGCGTGGGGTCACACCAATTTACGGAATCTCACAAACACAAAATCCATATCAGGTTTATCTTGGACCACTAGAAGTAACAGGTTCATTTAAGTTCATTATGGAAAACGATACAGAACTAACACGTTTCCTCAATAACACACAACCAGCAATCGTTCTTAACTGGGCGTATGGTTCAGGTGCTACTGCGGTACAAATCCAAGCAACAATTACTAAGGGTGCTTATACCGCCGCAGTAGTTGAACGCGGAGATGATTTTGTTTCTGTATCTGTAACACTAAACGGACAAGGTAACACAACTGACGCTGGTTCTTCAGGTGGCTTTGCTCCAATTAAGTGGGTACTACAAAACGCAAAGGCTTCAGGAACTTACGCATAGTTTCTGAATAGAAGTGCTTAGGGGTTGGTTGTAGCAGACGCCTTCCCTGCTCCCACCCCTAAGCACCTTTTTTTAAGTAAAGGCTTGGAAGGCAAAGTAAAACCTAATGGAAGGAAAGAAAATGCCAAAGAAAACAATTAAGTTGCCAAAAAGTGGCGCTGAAGTTGTACTGAAAGACCCTACTGAACTACGTGTCAAAGACCGCAAGAAGGTTTATGCAAATGCGGCTAAAGAAGATGAAGGCATTATGCAAGCCTTATCTTTTACAGACGGATTGATTGCTATTCTTGTTGAATCTTGGTCGCTGGAATTGTTAATTCCTTCAGTAAAGATTTCTGTATTAGATGAACTTGAAATGGCTGATTACGATTTCTTGGTTGCTCAAACTAAGGAAGCGCAAGAAGCGTTATTTCCAAAGTTAAATAAAACAGAAGAAACTGAAAAGGATACAGAAAGCCCTTTCGGAAACTCCAACGATTAAAATGGATACTTGAAGGTGGAGAACGCCACGAAGCCTTTACATATCCCGATGAAGAATGGTTTTATTACCTTTGTGCTAAAGAGTTTGGTTGGACACCTAAAGAAGTAGATGAACAACCAGCGTATTTAGTGGAATGGTTAATTGGAATCTCTACTATAGTGAAGCAGGTGGAAAATGATATCAACAAATCTTAAATTGGTTCGTGATTCGTTACAAACTGCTGAAAAAAACATAGGGCAAGGCGCAGAGAATCTTGCTAATGAGGCTATGAGTATTTTGATTCAATTATCCAAAGAGCAAATACAAGGCAGACGTGGTAAAACTTCAGACGGAAAATGGGAAAAGGCTACGGCTGGGCAACCACCTATGAATCGTACTGGCAACCTGCGCCGTTCTATTCGCGGACAGAAAAGAAAAATTGGATTTGCCAAGTATGAAGTAATCGTTGGTCCAACAATGATTTATGGTCGTGCAGTAGAATTAGGACAACAATACGCACCGCGCTCTTGGAAAGGAACTTCTGCTATGGCTGGTTTCCCATATATGGCACCAGCTTTCAAGCAGTTCGCGCCTATCCTTCCTCAATTAGTTCGCAAACATCTTTCTGTAGGTGGTAAGTAATGTCAGGATTTTTACCACCAGCGATTATTGAAATCAAGGCGATTGCTGATAAGGCTATTGCAGAACTCAAAGAAGTCAATAAAGAATTAGAAAAAATGGAAGGCACTAGCGGTAAAGCGAGTGCTGGTATTGACCGAATGCAAAAAGCGTCTAAGTTGGCTACAGGCGCGCTACTTGGATTGGGTACTGCCTTTGCTGGTTTTGCTGGTATTGGTATCAAGGAAGCACTAGAAGCAGAAACAGCATTAAACAAACTTGGTACTACTATGAGTGCTGTTGGCGTTAATACTGAGGCTAACCGACAAAAGATTCAAGAAGTTACTAATGGGTATGTTGATTTAGGCTTTGCTGGTGACGCCGCAACAATAGGTTTTGAAAAACTATTACGCGTTACAGGTGACGTTAATGAATCACAAACGTTACTTGCTTTGTCTGCTGACGTAGCACGTACGCAAAATATTGGTTTAGCAGAAGCCGCAGGAG